TTAGCAGGCTATCATATCAGAATTATCTTTGTGTTTTTCGACAACTTTCTTAACACTAGATTCGTGCCAAAATACCTCTTTGTCACTTACCTTGATAGGTTGAGGAATTTCACCATTCTTTATCATGCGATAGAATTTGGTGCGGCCAATAGACATTAGCATCATAAACTCTTTAGCACGTACACGACGATCAATCTCCATTCACCCCTCCTTACTTTCCGCTTTCATAAAAGTAATCCAATGTGTGTTACTGCGCTTTCCGCTAATGTGTCCAAACAATGGTTTTTGATCTGTCAGTTCTAAAAGTTCACTTACTTTGATCTGTGTTTCATTCCATTTGAAAATTAAAACACCGCCATTGGCCAACACTCGAAAGCACTCTGCAAAACCTTTACGAATATCTTCGCGCCAATCTTCTGACAACTTTCCATACTTGGCAGCTAACCAACTTTGTTTACCAGCCTTCACTAGGTGAGGAGGGTCAAACACAACCAGAGTAAATTGGCCATCCTTAAAAGGCATTTCGCGAAAGTCCATCATCACATCCGGCTCAATCACTAAAGAGCGCCCATCACACAAGGTATGTTCTTCTTTTCGAATATCGCCATAGACTACATTTGGATTTTGACGATCAAACCACATCATGCGAGAGCCACAGCATGGATCTAAAATTTGTGCATTCATCCCTCAGCTCCCGATTCAATATCCAGCTTCATTGCACCTTCCTCTGGATATTCGGTCATCCAAAAGTAATAGCCTTTGCCACTGTGCCCATCTTCAAAAAATTTAATAGTTAGTTCAGTTTCAAGTTGATCTAAATCATTTTCACCATCTGGATTTACAAATTCGAGAAGGCTTTTTAGTTGATGACCGCTAAGTGTTATGCTCATTGTTCAGCTCCCGATTCGCTTGCTTCTTTTAGTGGCTTCCAATGAGTTACTTTTTCCTCAATAAAATAACTAGAATACTCATCACCAATGTAAGCTGTATTTGCATACCATCCTTCTTTGACATAACCGCAGCCGCGATCTTCGTCATAGTCATACCAATCATCATCACCGTGATACTCTTCAGTGAACTTAGGAATAAAATGAGCAACCATTTGGTTTTGGTTTTTAGCTGGGTTTGCATCTAACAAAACAAGCACATTTCGTAATGATTCAGGCATTTGAACTTCAACTGAGATCCATTCTGGCACCGTCTGAGCTTTGGCTTTTTCTAGCTCTGCTCTAAGTCTGTCAATTTCACATGCTGCATGGTGACAAATAACACGTAATTCATCTTCGTTATATTCATCTGCATGCATCATCATTAAATGACTGATTTCGGTGCCAAACTGGCTATCTCCATCAAAGACCCAAACAGCACCATCATCTTGCTCAAAGCGTAGATTAACTTTACTTTCCTTATTCAAATCTGTCATGCTGCCACCTTACTTAAATGCCAATTTTTTAGTTCTAATGAACTCAATGCCTTTGATATCAGTGATAGATTCACGAGCATTGAGTAGGGCGCGCTTATCTACTTCGACTGTAGTTTTTTCTCGTTTAAATTGAGCCGGAATTTCTTCCTCGTTTTTTACAACTACAGACCAAGGATTTTCTTTTACCTTGATTGAAAGAACTGGATCTTCAATTTCACTGACACCAAACTCAAGCATTTGATCTAGTAAAAGATCGTGAAGATATCCATATGTACTTTTAATACGTTTGGCTTTATCAGAAAGACGCTGTGCCTCAGTAGCTATCAGTTTTTCTTCCAACATCATTTGATGGACAAACTTTGCCACACGCTTTGACTTTTCTTTCCATTCGCCTTCTTTAGCAACCATGCCTTCCAGCAACAGTTGAACTTCTTCACTATCGGAACTTGCACCTTCAGCTAAAAGATCTTGAATTCGCTCAACCTGTTCAGCTAGGTCATATCCAATGTCATATAAAGTTGTCATAATAATCCTCCCCAGGATTGAGGGCTTTCATTAGCCCTCGATTCTTGACAATAATTAGAACGGTAGGTCGTCATCTAAATCAGAAGATTGATTACCTTGAGTTTGTGAATATTGACCATAGCCACCAGATTGTTGCGGTGCATTTTGCTGTGCACGTTGTGCATCACCCATAGCAATTAAACGATCAAGAGCTTTAGGCAGTAGCTCAGGTGAAGTTTTACGTTCAAGGATTTCTTTAGCCATCAATTCGCTATCAGCATTAAATGAAGCGAAGAAATTCATTTGATGGCGTTGCTGACCACTTCCATTTAAGTAATTTTCGCGCTGTAGCAAAACACCAATACGCTTATTAGTCATCTCAGGCGCAACCACACATGTTTGTTGTACTTTTTGTTTAAGATCAAAATCATATTTCTCTAATTTTTGATCCGTAGGTGTGAGGCTCTTAACACTCGCACAAGCCATAATCGCATTGATTTTATGGACACCTGAAAGTGCAGTACCATCAGCTTTGACAGTCCATATAGTGAAGTTTGTAAACTCCTTTGAATCAGACTCAAAGTTGATTTCAAAACCTTGTGTACCTTGTTTAGAGGTTACAAACTCCATTGATTTAATTACACCAACGTATTTACCAGTAGTTTCAATACGTCCACCTGCATCAGCTTGTTTTGCTGATTCAGTATTCAAATTAAATGCTTGATAGTTACCCATGATTATTACCTCTTATGCTGTTTCAGTAGTTGTTTGTGTTTCAGTTTTTGCTATTCCGTAGTAATCACAGATAGCTGTATCAACGGCCTCTAAATCGTTTTCAATATGGTCAGACTCAAATAAGCCGATAGGGGATTTAACAGTGTTTAACCCGCTGTTTTTGGTATGAAAAATATATTGTTCGTTGATAACACCTGTTTGAAGACAGATGGTTACCATTCCTTCTAATGTGATTTTTTCGTCTAGCATTTTTCCAATAGTTTTAATCTTGGTTTTGCCAGATTCAGCCTCTTCTGTGTGGCTTAAAATGTAGACGCGCTTGTTGTCCGCAAGGTTTGAAGCTTCTGTGAATACATCCCAAGTTTTGCGCCCAATTTCAGTGAACTTGTTGAAGCCAGTCTCAGTACTTCTGCGCATATATTCATTTGCCATAACATACTGATAATCATCAATAATGATGATTGGCTTTGAAGTTTGTTGCATACGCTTGATAATCACTTCTGGACTATCTGTTACATAAATAGAGCCACCATCTTTTGATAGGTATTTCCATTCAGCCGAACGGAAAGGTAGGGGCTTTTTAACTACCTGAATCAACAAAACATCATTTGGATTTAGGTTACGAAGACTTGTTGATTTGCCAGTGCCTGATTGGCCTAAAATTAATGTTGCAATACTCAT